TGGAGTTGGCAAGAGCTTTGGCGTCGAGCGTGAAATTGAAAAGGCCACCTTGTTTGACAAATTGGCAGGCAAGCGCCTCCGTGCCGAAGTTGTGAAAGGTAGTGCAACGCCCATTGGCTTGTATCAGACACTGTACAAGTATTCAGATGCCAATTGTGTGTTGGTGTTTGATGACTGTGACAGCATTTTGCTTGACGACGTGGCCCTAAACTTGCTGAAGGGCGCATTGGACTCCGGCAAAAAGCGTACCATTTCATGGTTGAGTGAATCCAGTGCTTTGCGCCGCGAAGGCATTCCTGATCGTTTTGAGTTCAAGGGTAGTGTGATTTTTATCACCAACTTGAAGTTTGACACAATGAAGAGCCAAAAATTGCGTGATCACTTGGATGCACTGCAATCGCGCTGTCACTACTTGGACTTGACACTGGACACCATGCGTGACAAGGTGTTGCGTATCAAGCAGATTGCCAAGGACGGTGTGCTGTTTTCAGAATATGATTTTGAGCCTGTAGTACAGGACGAGATCGTTGAGTTCATGGAAGCAAATCAGAATCGTCTGCGTGAGATGAGCCTGCGTATGGCATTGAAGATTGCAGACTTGCGCAAGAGCTTTGCAGGCAACTGGAAGCGCATGGCTGAGACTACATGTATGAAGAGTGCCTAACATGGCTTGGCTTCTTGTGCTACTGTTAATATTTTTAGGGCACATTGGCTTTGCATTCTTGTTGGCATGTCTTATTTTGTTACTTGATTGAGTTTTACCCCGGGGATTGGTTGGCTCCGCCCCGGGTTTTTACAACAGGCTCTTCGGAGCCTGTTTTTTTGACTTTTGTTTTGCAAGAGTATATACTGTGGTATGTTTCAGCGTCTTGTAATTACATTAGACAACAACTTTGAATTGCGTTTTAAAGTAAGACGCACACCATTGGCCGAACTGTGGTTAGAACGCATGCACAATCGACATGCATGGCCCATGGACAATCCAGATAGATTTTACGGATTTGGCACTGTGCAACAGGAGCAAGATCGTGCAGTCAACATGATACAACAATGCATAGCTACAATCAACAGTTATCAACACATCATTGTTGGTGAGTTTGAATACACACAAGATTGTCTCAACTATTTACACAGCATATTTGAACGCTATCATGGTTTGCTGGATCAACAAACATCCGAATACTGGCACTCGGCACCTGATACTGTTCGACAGGCTTTGGCCAATTTAAACTTAGCGGTACACAGATGCGAAACTGCCATAGCCGCACCTTGCCCAAGATTTGTTTGCACTTGGTTTGGTATGCCCAAAGTCAAACAGTTAGACGTTGAGACAATACAAACACATGGTGAATTACAAGTCAAATTTGGTACAGTGTATCTCAACTATTGCGAAATTGGAAAAACTGTGGAAGATCTCTCACACGACAATGATATATACATAGGTGATGATGCATTTCGACCGTTTGGTTATTACAGCGCAGACTTCAATGTTGCATTCTATAATCAAGACTTGAATGAAAAATTTGCCAGCATGCAACAGTACATTGAGCAACATCAAGAGTTTTTTCTTGCGCATGGTATTGAAACTGTGTATAATGTACAAGCACAACCGTTGCGATTTCCTGTGGCAGATTTAGAATACACTGGCACACAACAAGAATTAATCTCTCAAATAAGGTCACGACAACTTGTGCGTGAAGTAACTATAACATGAAACAATGCACCATACAGATACGTGATGAAGTAAACATCAAAATTGAAGGCCTAGACTTGGATGCCCGCAAAGCTCTGGTCACGGCATTCAAATATGAAAACCCTGCCGCACGTTATTTGCCAGCCGTGCGACTGGGACGCTGGGATGGCAAGGTGGCATACTTTCAACTGGGTGGCAGCACCTATGTAAACTTGTTGCCGGAGATTGTGCCCATATTGGAACGACTCAATTACGACATTGAACTGGATGATCAACGTGACTATTCAAACACATTCAACTTTGAATCAGTAACTGAAACAAGTTTTGAGCATGTGTCATGGCCTCGGACACATCCTGCCGCAGGTGAACCCATCATGTTGCGTGACTACCAAGTGGAAATCATCAACAACTTCTTGGCCAACCCACAGTGCATACAGGAAGTGGCCACAGGCGCAGGCAAGACCATAATGACAGCGGCCCTGAGCAATGCTGTTGCACCTTATGGACGCTCAATCGTTATTGTGCCCAACAAGAGTCTTGTGACACAGACCGAAGCAGACTATATCAACATGCAACAAGATGTTGGTGTGTATTTTGGTGACAGAAAAGAATACGGACGTCAACACACCATATGCACATGGCAAAGCCTCAACAACCTGCTAAAGAACACCAAAGCAGGAGTAGGCGACTGCACCATTGGTGAGTTCCTTGAAGATGTTGTGTGTGTGATTGTGGACGAAGTACACATGGCCAAGGCAGATGCACTCAAAACCTTGTTAACAGGTGTGATGGCTAGAGTGCCAATTCGTTGGGGATTGACTGGAACTGTGCCCAAAGAAAAGTTTGAGAGTCAAGCACTGCTAGTGAGCCTAGGTCCTGTGATTGGTAAACTTAGTGCCAGTGAACTGCAACAACAAGGTGTGTTGGCCAACTGTCATGTGAACATTGTACAGTTGATTGATCATGTGGAATACAAGGACTATCAAAGTGAACTCAAGTACTTGCTGGAAGAGTCTGGGCGACTGGATACCATGGCGGATCTTGTGCGCAGAGTAAATGAAACAGGCAACACCTTGGTGCTGGTAGACCGCACCGAGTGTGGTAGACAACTGGTTGCAAGGCTAGGAGACAAAGCAGTGTTTGTTAGTGGCGCAACCAAAGGAACAAAGAGGCAAGCAGAATATGATGAAGTGGCTGATGCAACCGATAAAATTATTGTGGCAACTTATGGCGTCGCTGCCGTGGGTATTAATATTCCTAGGATTTTTAATCTGGTCCTTGTTGAGCCTGGCAAGTCATTTGTTAGGGTTATTCAGTCAATTGGCCGTGGCATACGTAAAGCAGAAGACAAAGACCATGTTCAAATCTGGGACTTGACCAGCACTTGTAAATTCGCCAAGCGTCATTTGACCAAGCGCAAACAGTTTTACAGGGAAGCCAACTATCCTTTTACACAAGAAAAACTAGACTGGATGAAAATAGGTTGACTTTTGTTACACAACAGTGTATTATAACAACATGCGAATATTAACCCTAGACAACATTCATTACGACCTAGATCATTTGCCTGAAGAAGTAGATGACATGAGGTTTGCTATATTAGACAACAGCAACCCCCAAGAGCCCGACTATCATTTTATTCCTCTAATCTTTTTGGAAAGTTTCAATGCGCCTGCCTTGGTGCTACGCATTGGTGAGAACACCATAAAGATGCCCATGGACTGGCAGATACTCATAGGTGAACCTGAGATTGGTGACTTGGAGGTGTTGCCATTGACGTCAATCAATGATCGTGGTTTTAGAGTGTTTCAGTTCAATCCACTTACCAGCTTCCGACCAAGTTTTCCGGACATTGAAATCTTAGACGTGTATCATGAAGTATCGTGGTATGCACCCAAACTCAAGAATGGTCAGTTGTTGGCCGTACCATTAAATGATGATCCTGATCCTGACTGTGTGTACTTTGTGAAAGACATCAGTCGCAACTGTGAGATAGTAGACTACAACAAGAGTTGGTAACATGGCATACACCGAACCCGAAATATTTGAAATAGTCAATCGCTTGGCCAAGATTTACTTGGAAAGTTACCCAGAAGATCAGCAAGGACTAGAACGATTCCTGCGCTGGGCGCATTTTCAATATGGCTACAAGTATGGGAACCCTTAAACCTGGCGCCGCGTATATATACGAACGTGTGGGTAATGAAGTGTATGCTAGAGAAGCAGGCGCTGATCCCAACACACGTGAATTGATTGGATATGGATATGATCCGGTGAGTGGACATGAAATTGATTATGATAAGCGTACCTCAGATGGTAGACCTTTGGTTGATCACATCCGGGAAGATAAAATGTGGGGGGACATTCGGCGATTGGCCCGGACCAATCCGGCTTTACAAGACTCTCTGGAACGTGCTATAATGATATACAAACTAATCAAAGTGGACAAGTGAGCGACAAACTAAACATTGCCAATGAAATGCGACAACTGGATCGCAAGAACAGAAGTTTCTATCGCGACCTCACTGACGAGGAACGCAAAAAGTTTTCTAACTATCTCATGATTCGCTGGGCATCATGTGTGGAAGGATCACGTGACTTGCAAGAGTTTTATCTAATCTCCACCAACGAACGATTGAACAAACACTTCTTTAATATTAACAAGCATCCTGAACTGCAATGGCTGTGCGCCACCACGGTGAGTCCAGACATGGGCACACCCAGACACAACTGGATTTCGCCCAAGAAAAAAGAAACAGGTGCAGGGGCAAGCAGTATTAGAAAGCAGTTGGCAGAGTTGTTTCCCACATACAAACAAGATGAAATAGCCATGTTAGCCTCAATGACCACAAAGAAAGAACTAGATCAATACATTCGAGATCACGGCAACGACAAATGAAATATCAGCAACTGGTAGTAAACGGATGCAGTTACATGCACAATTATGCTGCAGGGCTCGGACATGTTAATCTAAAAACTAAATTGGGTATCAACTCTGCACAAAGTATAGCTGTGAGTGGCAGCGCCAACAGTAGAATTTTAAGAACAACTTTAAAACACAGTTATGCCACAACAGTGCCAACTTTTTATGTGCTGGGCATGACTTTCGTCAGCAGACTTGAATTACCAATTTGTGAAGAAGAAAACTCGTTTGAAGGTCGTTGGGTTAATCCACAAAATCAAGAATTCAAATCAAGGTGGCAAATGCATTGGACAGACCAGGACAAAGAACAATTTGTAGAAACCAAACTCAAAAGCGAAATCTACAGCATCGTTGATCGCACTGAAGATTTAATGTATCGTATGTTGAGCACCGTAAACGACTTAAAGAGTCGTGGGCATGCTGTGCTGATGTACCAACAAGCAGACAATCTTTATCAGGCACACTTGCATGATCCCAAACTGACTTTGTTCAACCACTGTCCAGAAATCGTGCATGGATTTGAATGGCGAGCCACTGCATATCAATATGAGCTAGGTGTGCTTGGAACAAAATATACAGCCGATTCTCAACATAATATACCCCCAGATATGACACACCCAGAAAAAGGTCACCATTATGTGCTGAACACATACTTGACAAACTACATCAATGAGCATAAAATATTACAATGAGTCATCAGTGTGCTTTTTGTAAAAAAGAATTTGCAAGAGAGACCAGTATTGCAGTTCACATGTGCGAGCCCAAACGCCGCAGATCGGAACGCAGTGAACGTGGTGTTGAACTAGGTTTTCAATCCTACCTGCGGTTCTATGAGATTGCCCAAGGCTCGGCCCGGCTCAAAACATTTGATGACTTTGCGGACAGCCCTTACTACCGAGCATTTGTCAAGTTTGGCAGATACTGTGTGGCCACTCGGGCAATCAATCCCCGACAGTTCACAGAGTGGTTGCTGAAACACAACAAGAAGATCGACAACTGGGGTTCGGACAAAATCTACACTGAGTACTTGTTGGACTATTTGAAAGTAGAAGCAGTGGCAGATGCCTTGGCACGAGCAGTGGAGTTTGGTATAGACTGGAGTGAAACTCACTCAGCACCTGCTCATGATTGTTTGCGTTATGGCAGCACACATGCCATGTGTTATGCTGTCACAACAGGGCGCATCAGTCCTTGGGTGATATACAACTGTGAGTCGGGGCAAAAGTTCCTGGGAGAACTCACAGCCGATCAGGTGAGCATGATATGGCCTTATATAGATAGTGACGTGTGGCAAAAACGATTCTCAGACTATGCCGCAGACGCTGAATACGCAAAACTAATATTGAAACAGGCAGGATGGTAATGCGAATTTTATGCCTTGGAAATAATACCGAAGATACTGATACTAAAACTCGTCGACTGGCCGAACAACAATCAGTCAAGTGTCACGGATTAATTTCTGAACTTAATCATGTGATTGACTTAGAATTAATACAATATCCTGGTTATTATCATTCTAGTGTGTATGATTTAGAATATCATCGACTGATCGATTTAGCACAAGAATTTGATCAGATTATAATATTAGATCAACCAAAACATCAATATTCTCATCCCAACGCATTTTATAAAACTATTCGCGCTGCCAAACAAATCAATGCCACAGTACCAGTGGTATACCTAGATTCAACATACGACACCAATATAACATTTTTTGAAGATCTAACAAAAACAAATAAAAGTTTTTGCATTTTTCCATTTATAGAATTATTAGCCGACAATGGTCAAACAACAGTGTGTTGTAGATCAAACACCCCAATAACATCATTGTCAGACATTATAGATTTTAAAACAGATCCACATTATCAAAAAATTAGAAACAACATGTTGTCGGGAATACTCATGCCCGAGCATTGTTCTCATTGCTATGATCTTGAAAAACAAGGAATCTTGAGTGCAAGAATGCAAGAGACTGTTGAATGGGCCAATAGGTTGAATTTATCTAATATTGATGATTTGGACAATTTACAACATCCGGTGTATTATGAAGTTCGTCCAGGCAACACCTGTAATTTACAGTGTAGAACTTGTGGACCAGATAACAGTAACCTAATAGCACAAGAATATAAAAAAATTAATCTGATCACTGACTACAACAAAAAACATTATTTAAATTTTGATTTTGTTAAACTTGAAAATATTAAAAAATTGTATGTTGCCGGTGGCGAACCTACTGCAATGCCAGAATTTTATAATTTTGTTGAAAAGTGCATACAAATCAAACAGACAAATTTTGAATTTGTTGTTAACACCAATGGTACCAAACTCAGTGATAAATTTAAAAAACAACTAAAAGAATTTTCTAACTTTCAATTTATTATCAGTATTGACGGGCTTGGCGAGTTAAATCATTACATACGTTGGCCTAGCAAGTGGGAAACAATAGTTGACAACGTTAAATATCTTAAAGAACAAAACTATGTGGTATCATTTAATACAACGGTATCCATATATAATATTTCTCAATTGTACGATCTGTTGGCATTTTTTGATAAAGAATTTCCTGGTATATTAATACACCCTGCATTTGCTAATGCAAACACCGATGAGTTGAGTGCATTGAATTTTCCCAATAGAAATTTAATTATAGATAATCTGATGGGTGTTCAGAAATTGAAATGCTATCACAATGATCCGCTATTGCAAAGTTTTATTGATGGCATTATAATGTATTACAGCAAAGATTATAGTTTAGACCTGGAAAAATTAAAAACATTTTTTGAATTCAATGACAAATTAGATCAATCAAGAAATATTAAATTAGTAGATTACATTCCAGAATTAGAAGCAGCAAGGAAATTGATATGATAGGAAACATTGGGCAAACTGGCAAGTATGTGGTAGTCACCGACGGTCCTGGTAGTAATTATATCAGTAACAGTAATTACATGAGTGTTGGACAATTACAATATAACATCAACAATACGCAAAACTAATATTGAAACAAGCAGGATGGTAAAATCAATTATCATAATTGGCAGCACTGATTTAAAAACATCAGAGTACTACAAACAGCTTGGTATTGCGCCGAGTATGTTAATCACAACCTGTGACCACGAACAATTAATAGGGCACACATCAGTGGGCGATGTGCCTGATTTAAAAGATCTTGAATATATTTTAAGTCAGGCAAAAGAAGTGTACTGGGCAGAATCTAGCATTGACGAGTTTTTTGACGCCGATAGTTATTACGATTTTCTTAATTGGCTAAAAGATTACAACTTAGTCTATAAAAATGTTGTAAATTTTTACAAAATTAAATTTGATGACTATAACTGGAATCAGTTGTTGCCACAAAATTTAAATCAAAATCATGCTGTGTTTTTTGGATGTAGTCACACCGCTGGGGTGGGGTTGCCTGATGTTGAAACACATTACGCTACTCAAGTAGCAAAACATTTTGGCAAGCAAGTGTGTAATTTGGCCTCTGGTGCTGGTAGCAATGGATTGATATTTGATCGATTTACCCAATTTGATTTTTTTCCAGAACAGATTGTCGTTGTGCAACTTACTTATCTTGAAAGATTGCACTATTGCGGGATTGATCGAAATCTAAGAAAAATTTTATTCACACATACTTCTGATAATTTGCGTCGTTCTCTAATAGATGTCTATCACAAAGATTTTTTATTTTATGAATTGTTGCAAAAAATAAGGGCAATGATTGCCATTGCTCGAGACAAAAAATTAAAAATGGTTTTTTGGCTGGCAGAGTATAAAAATTCAGACATATATTCTAAGGCAGACCAACGATATTTTTATCATATGCCAGAGTTTGTGCCTGCAAGTTTGATGGAAAATTATTGTATGGATGTGGCTAATGATAGGTTACATCCAGGCATTGAATCCAACAAGTTCATTGCCGATGTACTAGTAAAATACATCAAAACTGTTTATAATAAGGACTAATATGATAGGTCAAATACAACAAACTGGCAAGTATACGTCGATCACCGGCGGCCCTGGTACTAATTATGTCAACAACGCTGGCTACATGGGTGTGGGGCAATTGCAATTCAATACTGGCACACAACGATTGGAAGTGTATAACGGTACCAGTTGGCAACAACTCAGCCTGGGCACTT